CCCTAAGCAGAGGGTAATGTATGATATAGTAAACAAAGCACAAAATATAACGTTACCGGTTGTTGCTATAAATCTTGATAGTATTTCTAGAGATGAGTCAAGAGTGTTTAATAAACTAACTGGTGGTATAGTACCCTCTACTCTAAGTGAGAATGCTAACAGTTCTTCTAAATTTTTAATGCCTGTGCCTGTAAATCTAGAAGTAAGTATGTCTATACTTGCTAGATATATGCAGGATGTTGATCAAATAATCTCTAACTTCGTACCTTATAATAATCCTTATATTATCTTAACATGGAAAGTACCTGAAGAATATGGTGCAAGTTATGATCAAGAAATAAGAAGCGAAGTATTATGGAGTGGTAGTTTGAATTATTCTACACCAACTGATACTACTTATTCTGAAAAATTTAGAATAACAGTTGATACATCCTTTACTATTAAAGGGTGGTTGTTTCCAGAGCAAAAAGATACTGTAGGAAATATCTATAAGGTTGATAATAATTTTATAGCGGTAGATTTACAAAATAGAATTTACTCTCCTTTAGATCAGCAAATATCAAACAAATCATATATTGATCAAGGTTATAATGCACTTTCAGGATATGATGATACAGTGCCTACTAATTATACGGAAACTATTACAGTTTCGGGTGTACCTGAATTTACAAACATTTTTTATACTACTTCAGGCGTTTTTGAGCAACTAAGAAATACGACTAACGTTTTAAGTTCACAGACTAATAACTTCTTATTATATGGTAAATCTTTAAATTATAGTAACTCATTATATATAAGTGCAAATAAGCTCAACTTTTTTACTGACTACCAGCAAATAACTTCTGCTAAATTAGATACTATTAGTGCTTACAAATTAGATGATAGTCTGTATAATATAGCTACAGATAATTTAGTAAGTATATCATTACCAACTTCTACACTAAGCGGTGTAGGTAAATTTACTTTTGTTACAGCTAACGAAGCAGGTTGGGCTTCTTCTCATCAAGCTGCTAGCTCTATACTTAACCTAGAATAAATATATACAATGGCGGATTCATCAACAACTCCCTCTCAAAATCGCTCATATGTTACGAACGATGGAAGAGCATCTACTTTTGGAAGAAACTTAGTTCAATACATTCAGAATAGATTACCCTACTCTAATGTAGAACCGCAAAGTGATCAACTTAATCCTAAGTATAATATATTCAAGAAGACAGGAATGAAAAGAGCGGAAGCGTTAGCAAAAGCTTCTATTTCTTCCTCTAATCCATATAACAACATACCTATAGGAGATTTTGCAAAAGATTCTTCTTTTGGTGATGTAATGTATGCTAACATCCAAGAAGATAAAGCTGGTAGATTACGCGATTATAGAATTATAGCTGCTTATTCTGAAGTTGCAGATGCTTTAGATGAAATTTGCGACGAAACAATTAACCCGGATGAAAGCGGTTATTCTGCTAAGTTACAGTTAAAAGAAATTGACTTAACAGTAGAAGAAAAATCTGAACTTGATAAACAATTTCATAGATATATAGAATATTATGATCTTAAAAATAGAGGATGGCAATATTTTAGACAGCTTTTAGTTGAAGGTGAATTATTCTTTGAGCAAATTATTCATGAGGGATTTGTAGAGGATGGTATTTTGGGGGTAATTAACTTACCTGCTGAAATTATAGACCCTGTATATAATAATATACAGAATATGCTCATTAAGGGATATATTTATAGAAAGCCGATATATAGTCCTGAAAATCCTAAAAAGATAGAAAAGATTGAGTTTATACCTATGGATCAAAACCAGATTACTTACGTAAATTCTGGTGTTTATAACGAAACTAAAAATTTCTGTATACCGTTTTTAGAAAATGCTAGACGTCCTTATAGACAGTTATCTTTAATTGAAGATGCTATTGTAATTTACAGACTGGTTAGAGCTCCGGAGAGATTGGTGTTTAATGTTGATGTAGGTAATATGGCTCCACCTAAAGCAGAAGCATATTTACGTAAGCTTATTCAGAACTACTGGTCAAAGAAAACTTTTGATTTAGATCAAGACAACGTTGTTAAAAAGTTTAATCCTCAATCAATGTTGGATGCATTTTGGTTTGCAAAGAGACAGGGTTCAGAAGGTACTTCAGTTAGTCAGTTAGCTGGAGGTCAAAATTTAGGTGAACTTTCTGATCTAATGTACTTTATTAAAAAGTTATATAGAGCTCTTAAAGTACCTTCAACTAGACTTGATCCTAACGATCAAGCATCAGCAGATGGTTCTACTATATTAAGAGAAGAGCTTAAGTTTGCTAGATTTGTAATGAGGCAGCAGCAAAGATTCGCGGCTGGGTTAAAGAAAGGATTTATTACTCATTTAACTCTTATGGGTATTTTTAAGAAGCTTGATCTTACAGAACAAAATATTGAGATTGAGTTTAATGTACCTACTAATTTCTATGAGTTAAGAGAGAATCAAAGACTTGAATTAAAAGCTGGTAACTTTAACAACCTCGCGTCTTCAGAATTTGTTTCTGCTACTTATGCACAGAAAAAATACCTTGGATGGAAAGACAAAGATATTCTTGCTAATAGAGAGTTTCTTAGAAAAGATGCTGAATTACAATGGGAGCTATCTCAAATTCAAGCAGCAGGACCTAGTTGGAAAGAGCAAGCTGTTGTAGGTGAAATAGCTGGTGGCGAAGCTGCTGTAGGTGGAGAAGGCGGCGGAGTAGCTGGTGGCGAAGCCGGAGGTATACCTGAGTTTGGCGGAGGACCTGCTGATACAGGAGCTGACGTTCCAGTTGATACTGAAGCAGCTCCTGAAGCTGATGAACCTGCAGCTGAGGTTTAGTTTACCTAATAGGATTTGAGCTAAAGAACTGAGTTCTATAATAAAGAGTTCCGGAACTTGCGGCAGTTTTAGCTGAAACTTGATTTACGTTAGTTAAACCTCTTAAAGTTATAGTATCGTTATCAGCAAGTAAAAACCCTCTACTTGGGGCTATAGCTTCAGCATCACCCCAAGCATCCGCTCTATCAAAGAGTGTGACTGCTTGACCAGTCTTATTTGATATAAAAACTTCTGAACATTCTTGACCTTGAGCAGCCGCAGCGCCAGGCGCTAGAGCGTCTCTACCCGATAAACGTGTCATAGCTGTTCCGACTTGTATATTAAAAGATCTGCACTCGTTTCGGTTAAAATACTGATTACTTCTTTCGTTAGTTGTTGGAGCTTCTGGCATATTATTATTTATGCTAGAATAAATAATTTTATGGCACTTGCATGTACTATTCAGCCTCTTTCCGCGTTTCTTTCGACGAATCTTAATACAAAAATTGAAACTTATGACAGATTGGGAGATAGAATAAAAAGAACTCTAGGTTATCCTTTAGTTAGTTTAGAAATTCATACAGATCAACTAAGAGAAAATATTCAAATAGCCGTTGAGTACTTTACTAAATATGCAGGCTTTACTCGTGAGTTTCTTATTTTTGATTCAAACATGTATGAAAAGAATAAAGGAATTAGACTCGATTTACTTTATACTTTAGCTAATACCAACTTATCTACTAACGCTAAAAAAGTAGCAGGTACTAATCCTCTTGGACCAGGGCCTGAGTTTATAGCATCTACACCAGAATCTATATATGTAACTACATCATCAATATTATCAGCCAATTTTACAGAAACTAAGTACCCGGTATTTACCGATGATACTTCTGTTTTATCTGGATCACTTTCCGGTACATTTACTAATGGTATAAATCAGTTTGAATTATTTGACCAAACTTTAGTCTCTACCATTACATCTTTAAAACTACCTACAGGTGAGTTAGTAGGACAGTCACTATCAGGTGCATTTACGAAATCCGAGAGACATACTATAACTCAGCAAGGTTCAGCATCTGAAGCAACTAATTATCAAAATGTGTTTGATTATGATATAATGGATTATAGAAAAGTTGTTGATGTAGTAGATTTCGAAGAAGGTTCTACAACAGGTATTAATACATTATTTACTTTAGAGCAAACACTTGCACAGCAAACTTACTTTAGCTACGCTATGGGTAATTATGGATTTGATTTAGTTTCATGGTATACTCTCAAAGAGTGGATAGATACAAGAGAAAAAATGTTAGCTATTAGAAGGGATGTATCATTTAATCCAAGAACGCAATATATGACTATGTATCCTCAACCAGGTAGTGATAGATTTTATGGAGTTGTATCGTGTTATATTGAAAAGCCTATTAGAAGTGTTATAATGGAGCAATGGATATACGAATATGCATTAGCGTTATCAATGATTACAATAGGAAGAGTTAGAGGTAAGTTTGGATCAGTGAGTTTACTTGGAGGAGGTGCTCTTAACTATGATCTACTACAAGAAGGTCAGCAGAAGAAAACTGAGCTTGAACAGAAACTTATGGAAGGCGCATCACCTGGATTAGGAGATTCAGACCCAACAATGTTCTTTGTAGGTTAATGAAAAAGTGGAGACAAGGTATCTTTGTGCCTAAAAATCCTAATAAATTTATAGGTAGTAAAGCTATATATCGCTCAGGATTGGAACTAAAGTTCTTTAGATTTTGTGATGATAATAAAAATGTTGTAAAATGGGGAAGTGAAAACGTAATAGTTCCGTATTACAGTCCTCTAGATAATAAAGGACATAGATACTACGTAGATAATTACATTGAAATATTAGAAGGAAAGAAATTAACTAAGTATCTAGTAGAAATAAAGCATTCTAGAGAAACTAAACCACCTAAAACTAAATATAGAAACCGTAAACACTTACTTTATGAGCAAAAAACATTTGTAACTAATCAAGCTAAATGGAAAGCAGCTCGTGAATATAGTAAAAAAAGAGGGTATAAATTTATT